GGTGATACTCAGAAATAAAGAAGCTCAAAGAGCTTCTTTATTGCAGAGTTTATCACCAGTTAGGTCCTGGGACTTATATTCTAACGAAGCTAAAGCTTCGTTAGAATAGAGTCAGGACGTTACAGATATTTGCGAATCTCTAGCGATGCAATTTTCAACTCCTGTTTATTCTTAGACCAATGCCCATTGAAAATGGGCATGGTCGGCGGCACGTGACAGCATTAAAAATGGGCCAGCTGCCCATTTTTAATCTTCACGGGTCTAAAAGCGAGTTGTAAATTTTTAAAGAGTGTTGGACTCGTGTGTGTGGGGCTCACGAGCCCATCAGCAGATCCCTTCGGTATTTTAATTCGAAGAGAACTCGCGTCCATCTACCCTAAGCAGACACTTACTCGATTGTCGCAGCAAGGGGGAACACGTCCGTTACAGAGAAGGAGGCGCCCTCGACCTCCTGCGTAGGGGCACTTTCGCTACCGCCATCATTCTTGCGGAGAGCATTAATCAGATCACTGCGCCCGGGGCGCTTTCCAACCTTTACACTTCTCTTCTCGCAGAGAGAAATGAGATCGGCCTTCGTCATCGACTCATAGTTTACCGACACCTTTGTTGTCTCGGTAATAACAGGTTCCTCTTCAGCAATGACTGGCTCAGCCTCCTCAGCAGACCCCGAATTCTGAAGAACCGTCTTGTACATCTCCTCCTCCTCAGGAATATTCTCAACTTCCTCCCTCGTAATCGGTACAGCCGGTGCAGCTGTAGGTTCAGGGATATAGTGAGGCTCCTCCTTCATCATATTCTCCATGTTCATCTTGATATCGAGCAGGATACTCTCGATCAGCATCACTCTCTTCTCGCTGTAGGTTACACGGGTATAGAGATAAAAGCAGACCGCACCAAATACGAGTGTAAGAAGAATCGCCACCGTGATTGATTCACTTAGCACCATGTTCATTTATTTCTTCGGGAGACTTTAACCGGACTCTTTATCCGCGAGGCCCTCCTGTCTCCAGATCTGTTCCACACTCGACACTTTGCAAACACCCTCTTCAAGCTTATATGAATACGTAATTGTAGACCCTTCTGCAGAAGCCGGTACACAAAGACGAAGAACATGCGGAGGTGCCTCCTCCACAATTTCAAACACGTGAGTGCTTACAATACTCGCAATTGAAGACTTCTTCCAGAGTTCTCCCAGGAACTTCTTTGCCGTACGAATTCCATCGGGTGGGTTCGTACTGTGAAAGAGTTCATCAAAGAGAACAAGGCCAATACCCTTATTCTTTCGTAAGAGTTGTACTGCAAAGCGCACTTCGCTTTCGAACATTGATTTCATGCCAGGAATATCTCGCAACAGAAGCCCAGAGGATATCCACTGGAAGGGGCGTAGTTCAACCTTCTTAGCGCACGCATATCCAAACACCTGGGAAAAGAGAACGACCTGTAGGATAGCCCGAAGTGAAGAGGATTTGCCGCCGCCATTTGGCCCAGTGAGAAGAGAATGATGGGATACTCCGTCCATATGGAAAGAGGAGGAGACACGTTTTGATCGTGGAATTCGTAGATCTTGATAGTCTTCAATATGCAAATAAGGTGTTGCCGCGCGCGTCTCGATAAAGGTAACAGGATTAAAGTCCATGTGGAGAGAGAGTTTATAGAGAACTTCAAGTTCTCCAAGGCTCTCAAAGAGTCTATCTAGCCGCTCGGGTTGTTCAATGATCTCAATACAGGCCATGCGAGGATCCATCTCCACTAGAGGATCAAGTACAGTGGAAAAATGAAAAGGTACCCCATTCGCGGCAGACGACTTCTTAAAATATGTATATCTTTCACGCAGTGAAAGTACATCAGAACCCATTGCATAGATCATCCGGTCGGTTGTTTCACATACCCGTGCAGTCATAACGGGCTGAATAATTCCTTGTGCGAAACTGAAGAGAAAAAATGCACCTTGTATCATTGTTTTATAAGAGAGGGGTTCATCTGGACCTGCTCCCGACCAAACGGACCAAAGAATCCCAGTATATGCCTTAAATGAGATATCCAGTTTATAGATGTATTTTAGAAAGATATAGGGGGCGATCCAAGTGAATAGCGGCAGTAGAATGGCCATTCCAGGGACCATGAACCGTTTGAATAGAGAAACAAATAGAAGAATATATGGGACAGAATTCAGTGGTTTGAAGTAGTCATCTTGAAATGAGAGTTGGCCAATTGTATCTTTAAAAACGTCCTTTGTTGGATTTGAACTATCAAATGCAGCCTTCTGTTTTTCTAGGCTGGCCTCAAGTTCATGAATACGAGACCAATGCATATTCCATGTTTTCTTTTCGGAGTCCGAGAACGTACGAAATGCGCTTATGCATCTTTGTCGAAAACTGGCCCGTTGGATTGTCTTTTTTGAGGTCGACGAGGCCAGTAGCTGTAGAAGATTCTTTTTACCACAGTCTGTTTGAACTAGAAAAGATGTCGTTGTATCTTCTAGGCCGGCATCTTCCACCAATTTTGAACAGGTTTTCATCTAGAATAGTCCTATTAAAAACTAGCTCTATAACAGCGCACCGATAAATTTGACTCTGCGGGTTTTAATATGGAATAAAGTATGGCTCTAGTCTTAGAAATGCCCGAAGATCTTCGGGAGACACTCCGAACACCCGAAGAGATTCAGGGGTTTCTGAAATCTATTATGGCGCTTCAGGGAACCATGAGCCCCGCTGCGGGCCTCTGTGAAACGATTACACAGCTTCATGGACTCTTTGAGGCGCCTGGGGCTACACGATCTGTCCGGGATATCTCATGGAGAAGGGATTTCTCTGCACCGAAGTGGACACCCCCTCGCCAGAATGAGCCGATGGGTAGGTATCATAGCCATTTTAAGAATAGTGAAAAAGCTGCAGTCCAGGAGAAAATCTTGAATAATATTATTCTTTCAAAATTAAATAAGTTTAGCCCCGCGACGTATGTGGAAATTCGTGAATTTCTCTATCAGATTCTTGGTTCAGGTGAGGCTGACCTGAAAGAGTTTGTTCGTGATTTTATGAGACTCGTCTTTCGGAAGGCGGCAAGCGAGGAGATCTTTTGTCCTCTTTATGCAAAGCTTTTGGGAGAAATCTCTAGCAAATATGATGTGATTCTCGAGGAAATGAAGTCGCTCAGTGATCATTATCTAGAAATATTTGATGAGGTGGATGAGAAGGCGTCTGGAAATTATGATGAATTCGTTCAGAAAGTGAAGGAGAAGAAGTATCGCCTCGGATATAGCCAGTTTATTGCGGAGTTGGCAAAGTTGGAGATTCTTCCTCTTCCCATTCTGTCCGCAACGTTTACAAAGCTCGTTACCCTACTTTCATCAAACCTAACAGATTTAACAAAACGCACTTTACTGGAAGAGTATGCAGACTGTCTTCTTCGCATGACGCGTGTATTTAAGGGAAGAAATACGGTCTTCACAAAACTTGCAAAACAGACTCTGTCTCCTACAATTCAGGCCCTGCGCTCCCAGGAGAGTTGCTCTTCAAAGGTAAAGTTTGCGATCATGGATATTTGCGATATCTTAATTTAATTCTAACCCCAGTATATATAGGATGAGCTCAAGAAAGAATCGTAGATTAGGTCTCTTTGGAAAGGTCTACGCTATCCCGCACAGTGTCTTACAGGCTACTGGCAAGGTAACAAAGAACACCCTTTCGGCTGCGGGCAATATTGCGAAGAGAGTGGTAAACACTGTTGACTCTGCGGGTGTCTCGGTTACCCGTGGTGCAGATAATGCAATTAACAAGATTACGAGAGGGAGTAAGGCTAGTCGCAAGGCTACACGTAAGGGTAGTCGTAAGGCTAAGAAAGGTACGCGCCGTTCCTACCGTCGTGACTAAAAGTTAAGGAAACTGTGGTTTCCTTAACTTTTATGTCCAATGACGAATTAACCGATGAGTTCATATGATAAATTTGACGGCCCCCGCCCGTCCACTTTTTTAAGGAAACAAGCGGATTTATCTTCTAAATGAAAAATCAGCATAATCATAGTATGCAGAAGAACAGCAAGCGCAAGGCTACTAACGACAAGGAGGAGACTTCCGGTCGTAAGCAGCCATCTCGCCGGCTCAAGAAGGGTGGTGCTACGGCGCCGCGCGATGATGATAGCGTAGACAGTAGTGGAAATATCCGCGGCCTTATTACCTATTCTGAGGAGGATGATGCACTCTCTACGAGCAGCGAGAGCTTTGCCTCCGAAGAGGAAACCCCGAGTGATTCGGACTCCCGTCTCACCCCCGAGCAGAAGAAGGAGATTCGTCGTCATTCTCGTAAGGCTGCACTGAAGGCTCGCGAGAAGATCCGGAAGGATGCTGCCACAAAGGCCGCCGCCAAAAAGAAGGCTGCTGCTGATGATGAAGAGGAGGTTCGCACATCAAAGAAGGCAGCCGCGAAGGAAGAGTCGAAGAAGACTTCTGCCAAGAAGAAGGCGAATGCCAAGAAGCTGGAGGAAGAGGAGGAGGAAGAGGATGAGGAAGAGGACGAGGACGAGGAGGACGAGGACGAGGAGGAGGATGAGGAGGAAGACGAGGAGGATGAGCACCCCGGAATCACTCTCAACATCGGCACCTTCGGTGAGGGCAGTCTCTTCGAGGAGCGTATGACGCCTCATCGCCACAACATGAAGAAGGAGAGCGATATCATCAAGAAGTTTGTGAAGCTTGTGAGTGAGCCTATTCTGGAGAATACGATCGATGACCAGATTGATCAGTTCAAGACGCTTAGTGAGGAGAAGCAGAACCAGATGCTCGCTGCTCTTGAGCGGAAGCCTGCGAATGCAGCCTCCGAGAACCTGATGTTCCGGATCCTCACAATGAACATCCCTGTGGAGACCCAGCAGATGATCATGGCGAAGTACAATAGCCTGCAGACTCTTGATACGAGTTCGGGCGAGTATTTCAAGATGCGGGCGTGGCTGGAGAAGGCTACGAGTCTCCCTCTTGGAATCTATAAGGAACTGCCGGTAAAGCTGGAGGATGGCTCAGAGACGTGTGGTGTCTTCATGGAGCGTTCTCGCAAGTATCTGGCCGAGGCTATCTACGGGCAGGAGGAGGCAAAGATGCAGATTCTCCAGTTCATTGCGGGCAAGATTGCGAACCCTACCTCTCGTGGCACCAGTCTTCTTCTGGCTGGCCCCCCTGGCATTGGTAAGACGAGTCTGATCCGCGATGGCATTGCCAAGGCGGTTGGCTGGCCATTCCAGTTTATCAGCCTCGGTGGCGATTCCGATGCCAGCACTTACACGGGCCATCAGATGGTCTATGAGAGCAGCCACTGCGGCAAGATCGTAAATTCGATCGTGTCCGCGAAGAGCATGTCCATGATTCTGATGTTTGATGAGCTGGACAAGGTGTCCACGACGGCGAAGGGCGAGGAGGTGATGAACCTGCTGATCCACCTCACAGATCCGGTGCAGAACGGCGATTTCGAGGACAAGTACCTCTCGGGCATCCCGATCGATCTCAGTCGTAGCATGTTTGCATTCAGTGGCAATGATCTTGCAAAGATTGATCATGTCCTGCTCGATCGCATGATTGTCGTGAATCTGTCTGGCTATAATGCAAAGGAGAAGCTGGCGATTGCGGAGAATTTCGTTGTCCCCAGCGCACTCAAGGAGGTTCATCTCGGCGAGAAGGTCCAGTTCAGCAAGGAGGTTCTGCAGTACCTCATTGAGAAGCACGCGAGCAAGGAGCCGGGTGTTCGTGGACTGAAGCGCTGTATTGAGCAGATGGTCCAGAAGATCAACATGCTCCGTATGTTCAACAACAAGGATCTTCCCTTCTATATCAAGGATTTCCAGCTACCTTTCGTTGTAAAGAAGGAGCACGTTGATCTGTTCCTGAAGGAGTCGCAGGTTGATCAGAGCATTTCTCATCTTTACACGTAAGCGATACATCTTGCCACATCATATCCTGTGTAGCACGCTCTGCCTGTAAAAGAGCAAGACGATCTTTCATTATTTTTGATGCGTCTGTGTCGGGTGTTTTTTCACATGTAGTGCCTTTGCCCCAGCGATCTCGCATGCATGTCTTCATTGAACTAAAATTGACATTTGTTTTTAAAAAAGTAAAGTAAAATGCTACGAAGTATTGTTATATTCTTAGCATTTTACTCTGTGCATGGCCAGGGGCCATCGGAGACGGCCTCTGCAAGTGCAAGTACAAGTGCAAGTGCAAGTGCATCTGCAAGTGCATCCTCCTTTGCATCCTTCATAGCAGTAACGACTCCCTCGGCATCTGCTAGCCCTAGTGCATCTCCCAGCCCGAGTGCGTCCGCGCTCGAGTGCCTCGACGCCTTCGTCGACGCCTCGCTGCTCGTCAACGGGGTCTACGACGTGGTCTGCGCGCTTGCCATATTGCGTCTTCCGTCCTCGCGCCTTGGACGACTGCATCTGCACGTCTTCAAACGATCCGAGACCCTCCTTGCAAACCGCATCTTCGCCTACTGGGTCCTGACGTACGGCCTAGACCGCATTGTCGCGGGTGCAGTCTCATCCTCGGCGACGAGTGCGATTGCAGTTTTGTCGTACTTGATGGAAGCTGCAACCTACTACCACGAATCAGCCGCGTTTGCGAGCGTCGACGCGGGAAAGGCGCTCTTCGTGTATGTAGCGTCGTTTGGCCTCGCCGTTGTCGTCGCCATTCGCGCTGCGCTCGTCGAGGGGAATGTATGCGAGTTCGGCGGCGGCATACTCTCGCTCAAGAGCTGGTCTGTTGCGCGAGCAGTCGTGTTCTCTCTCACGGTTGCGGGCTGGCTCGCATCGATCCAGCAGGCGCTTCGAGCTCATCAACAGGGCTACCATATGAATCTTAGACCCGCGAACATTTCAAACCGGCACTAAGCGAAGCCTGCCGTCGGCATTTTGCGCTTGAATCTTGTTTAGACAAGTTCGCGGGCCGCCGTCCAACGAACATTTTAAAATGTT